ACATGGCCTCGATCTCCGCAAGAAAATCCTTGGCCTCTTTTTCCACCGCCTCGATTTGCGCGTCGCTCGGATAGAAACGACGAACAAATAGTCTCTGCTCCTCCGGGAGCCTTGGGTCAAAGCTCACAAAGTCGCACCATCCCCTTTGCGTGACCGCGCATTGGAGGGTCATCTGGTCAATATGCTCCTCGGGGATTCCGCCATCGATCACCCATTGCAAGTGCGTCGCGGTCGTTGGGCATTTGATCTCGATGAGACCGTCTCCGACCAACCCGTCTGGCGAGGCCCCCAGAAACTCGATAGAGTGATGCTGGACGAACCCGACATCTATGACCTTCCGACCCGTTGCGGCCTCGTATGCGGCCTTTGCGTTGGCCTCTTGATCGGTTCCCCATTGCATCGCGGCGGTGACATATTTCGGGACAATGTCTCCGGTCATTCTCTCAGCAAGAATTTCGATCTTGAGATTGCGTCGCTCGCTTGAGTCCTCTCCGTTCTTGAGCCGTTTGCGACTTGCCCGCATCCTGCTCCCGGTTAGGTGTCCGCATCGGGCGTTAAACCACGCGCCATTCAATTGGTGCGGGTTGTTTTCTCTTTCCATCTTCTCTCTCCACGGCCTCTCGGCCTTCTCAATTTCTTTGCATAAACAGATCACATTCCCGCATTCTGGGCAGTATCCGCTCATCTCTCGACCTGTTTCCCGGCCCACATTCCGACGCAGACCTGTTCGAGCTCCCAATTGGGATTGCCATTGATTCTGACCTTGAGTGCGTCTGCTCGGCCCTGTTTGTATGCCTCGACTGGATCTGCCCCGTTGCCGTATGCGGTGACAACCCATCCCGCAATAAGACCCGAGACCATTCCGATGATGATTGCTTTCATATCAGTCCCCGATCAAGCGATAACGCGCAAAGGTTTTCTCATGTTGGTGGACTGTTTCTTTGACAATCTTATGTCCATCGCGCTTGAGCTCAAGAATCCGAGCCGCCAGACGCAGGCATCCATACTCTTGCAGGGCCTCGATAGGCGTTATCGGGTTTTTTCTCAGATGACTGAGGATCGCATCATTTTGTGACATTGTTGAATCTCCCAAGTGCTGATTTAAGGTTTGCAAGGGCTCCGGTCATTTGGTGCATGAGCTCGGACCATTCCTCGTCGTTTGTTTTCGGACTACGCTCGATTGCCCATTGCTCGATAAGCCAGAGTTGAAACTGAGCGTCTCGACTGATCTCGATGATCGATTCGAGGTTTTCCTTGATCGCAGGCCCAAGCTCCTCCCGCAATTTGCGGACGGCGTGTTCGACTTTGACCAATTGGGCAGACGGATCATTTTTCAAGACTGTTTCCTCCCTTTGCATGGATAGTGTTTGCTCAAAATAGCCACGATCAAAACATCTGCGGGCTCATTTCGGATTTGCGGAGTCCGCTCGAGGGCGACTTGTATCGTGTCGGATACTTGCCCGATGGTCATCCCGTTTTGCAGGCAGTAGATACTCTGATCCAACCCGTCCGCAACCCCGGTCACATAACCGACCGCAAACATCCGGTCCACAATGTTGTCGGATTGGAGCTCCGCGAGAAGTTTGTTTCCGCTCCGAAACTCTGCGTCCGCAGTTCCAGCCAATAAGACAAGCGCAAGGCCGAGAGCGAGCTTCATTTGAGCCTCTCCTTGGCCTCGTCTTTAAGGTCTAGGCATACCGTCCGCTCCTCGGGCGAGAGCGTCCCCCAGAGGGTTTTGAGGTCATTTAGAGAGGTGAGTCCCGCAAAGACATTCGAGAGGGTCTTGAGACGCTCTGGGTCCACGGTCTTGGCCTTGGGTTTGGGAGGTGCGCTTGCGGCCTGATTGCCGTCGTCGTCCTCCGGAGCCACCCCGAATGCCGCGCTCAGAGAGTAGCGTCGAGCATAGGTCATCGCCGAGCCGAACCCCTGCGCGTCGTTCTTGGAGACCGGGACCGCGACCACTCCTGCGGACATTGTTTCGCCAGAGGCGTGGACGATAACCGTCTCGATTGCCGCGTGGTCCGGAATGTTATGTGAGACCTGACAAAACCAGAGGCCATGCTTGGTGAGCGCGGGTTTGATTGCGTCCACCACATTGCCGAGGTCCGCATACTTTGTCCGAAAGTGCGGATTGGTCTTGTCTTTTACTGCTCCCTCGATCTCAGGGAATGCCGAGGCCATTGCCTTGGCGAGATTAGCTGAAGTCACTTGCGAGTCTCCTTGCGATTCTGAATGAATGTTTGCGTCCGAAGCCTAAAGCCCGATACGCCCGATAATGCCGCCAGAAATAAATGACCCACCTCATACAAAAACAATCACGCCGAGGATCATTGCCAACCCGACCGAGCTCAGAATCTTGAGCCAGAGCGGTTCGTCGTTTTCTTCTGTTTGGATGATGACCTTCATTGCTCTCCCTTTATTCAAGAACCGAATACCCGCGACCTTGCAGACACTTGGTCACGATTTTTGCCCGACGACTGTTGGTGTCGTAGGCTCCCTTTCCTGCGCCCGCTACTGCGCCAGATGCCGCGCCGATTCCCCCCGCGTTGGGAGATTGGCCCATCGCGACCCCGACGATCCCCGATAGGATTCCCTGGAACAGTGCGCCCTTGAGCATCTCGTTTCCATAAGAAACATTCTGCGAGATACGCTCGCATTCCATTTGATCGAGATAAAAGTTCTCTGGGGTTTTGCTTGCCTTGGGGTCAATGATCGGCCCCGACGCGCACCCTGCCAGTAGCAGGGCCGCGATGATGATTGATCTCATTCCGTTATCCCCTCATATATATTTCAAATTCGCGAACCTCATGCGCGTCGCCAAAATCAATTCCCAATTCCTGCTCGACTATCTGAAACCAGACCGCAAGCGGGCATCGCGCATTGCCGTTACGATCAAGAGGCCGCTCCTCCAGAATGCGAGCGAGTAGCCCCAATTTGTAGTCGATCATTGAATTGTCAAAAAGATCGAATGCGTCTTTGATGCCATAGTGATTCGCAACGACTTGGATCATCTCAACGGCCTTGGCGCGGGTGATTGGATAAGTAACCATTTGTGCTTCTCCCTTGTTTAGATGGGGGCCGAGGCCCCCGTTTGTTTTAGGCGTTGGCGAGGCGAACATTGTGAAGGCCAAATGACTTCTCGGCCTTGAGCGCAATTTCGACTGCAAGTTTCTGAGTGCAAGGGATGGTGTAGTCAACCCATTGACCGTCGCGGTTGACTTGAACCTTGGTGTTCTTGCGGAAGTTGTGGTGTTGCTTGGTGTAGTTGCGTTGCATTTTTGACTTCTCCTTTTTTCATCCGGTCTAGGAGTGATTCGACCGTGAAAACAGTATAACGCACCTTTTGCAGAATTGCAAACAGTATTGCTAGGGATAACCCTAGACTTGTTGTGCGGTGCGGAAAGGGTGCGGGACTGACCAGATTCGAGGGAGAGTGTGCATTGACCGAATCTGTGGACTAAGGGCCAGCCCCGCAGGAAACTACATAGAGGCCCAGATCAGGCCGACATTGGCAAAAGCATACCCGAGAAAAGCCACCGCCATCCCCGGTTTTCCCTCAAGCGCAAAAGATATTGCGACCCCGAGGTAAATAACAGTCACGATCCCGATGAGCCATGCGCTCATACCTCCTCGCCTCGGAAGTAAGCCTTGCCCGCAATAACCTCGCAGATTTCCGGGTGCAAGAGTTTGCCGTCCTTAAAGGTCAAAACGACGAACCCAGAGGCCCACGGGACGGGGTTGCCCTCAAGATACGCAAAAGACTCGTGATCGGGCTCCGCAAGCGTCCCCGAGTCCACGCCATACCGCCGTCCATCGTAATCGCCCCACGGGGTTATCTGGAGCTTGTGGAGGTGGCCTGTAACGATATTGCGTCCCGACTTGAGCGTGTTGTTGTAGGTCGCATGGATTCCGTTGTGCCATCTGTGTTTGATGATCGTGTCTTTGTTTATCTCTAAAAGATACCCATGCCTCCAGCCGGGGAAATAGTCAAAAATGTCCGTTCCGGGCAGGCCAGATACCTCCGGTGAGTTGACCCGTATATAACGCCAGAGCCGCGTGTCGTGATTGCCATAGAGCCAGATCAGAGCCGAGCGGGAAGCCTTCTCGATCTCCCCGAGCCTTTCCATGCAAACATCGAGCTCCTGCTTAACAGAGGGCGGGTCGATCCCATAGAGCGGATCGTGGCGGGAGATTCGAGCCCCGTCGAGAACATCGCCGTTCAGGACCACGGCCTTGGGCTTGAGCTTCTTAATAACTCGGATGAGGGCTTGATGGGCAACGCTTGGCTCTCCGGGCCAATAGTGACAGTCGGAGGCCACCACCACCGTCCCATTAAGACACTCAAAGTCGAGTTTCTTGGGGGCCATTGTCCGGACAGAGCGGTCCAGTTTGAGAGCGTCCGGGGAATTGTGGGATTGATGGGAGACCAGACTGATCCCCCTTTTTGCCTCTATTTTGCGTCGGCGCAGATACACGCCACGGACACTCAATCCGGTCGCCTTGGAGATTTTCTCTGGAGACCCGTAAAGGTGGAAAAGCTCGATTAACTTATCGTCACTTACTCTTTGCGCGGACATTCGGAACCCTCATTGTGTCGATTGGGCCACCAGTCCCGGGGTCGTAAAGCATCGCAATCTCGACCGCCTCCTGCGGAGATTTCCCGAGGTGCATTGCCGCGACCGCATAGGGAGCTCCGGTTCCAATAGCCCAGAATCGTTCTTTAATAGGGAATGCCAATAAAGACCCGTCATACACATAGAGCGAGTCTTTCCTCAGTTCTAAAACGGTGACATCGCATTCCCCCTCGATCTCACCGTTTGCCTCAAGTGCCGAATAAAACTTGAGAATCTGCTCCCAAGTGCCTGCCGCCCCAAATGCGCTCTGCGGTCCAGCCCTGAGTTTGTGAACATTAAACATCCACCCGTCCGTAGAGCAACGGGAGTCTGCGGCGATCATTTGATGGTCCAAAGATGCCGCAATGGTCGTCACGCCACCAGTCCCTCCAGATAAACAGTTTTGCCATCGCGCTTGACTGCGGTGAGAACCTGTTTTTTGTTGTCCTCTGCGACATAGGAAACATGGACCCATCCAGAGTCCGCGATTCCGGGCGTGTAAAACTCAAGAATCACCTGGCGAAAGTCGAGGTTGTCTACGATCCACTTTGCGAGCTCCGCATTTGCGACACCGGGAATCTCAATGTCTGCGGCCTGCCCGCGACAATGATCGGAAGTCTTAGACCCTCCGACCTTGGCATTTACCTCCGGGTGGCGAAAGCCAGAATTGACCTTCACGCCCTTGCCGTAATGATCCCGAATCGGTTGCAAGACCTTCTCGCATAAGAGCTTTAGAGAGGCGATTTCGGCCTCTCCGGGAGTGTTATCCATGTCATGCCGCAAGGCCATCTCGCTCTTGGTCATCTCCGAGAGCGTAAAGTTTTTGCTCAGATTCATTTTTTCCCCAGAAGTTCGTCGATTTGAGAGCTTTTCTCTTTTGATCCAGCCGATGATCCAAAGTAATAACCGAGGACCATAGTGACCGCAGAGGTCAGCGCACCCAAGACATAGATCAGGATGTCTTTAGAGTCCGCATCAACATCCACAAAAATGATGACCCCAAACAGAATAAAGGTCAGGCCAACAGTACCGAGGGCCAAAACCGGAGTGACAATTTTGTTAATAAACGGAGCCTTTTCGCTCGTTGCAATCTGAATCTCGCGGTTGCGGGCAGACTCCATCTCTTTGACTTGAGCCTCCAATTGCGCGAGCTCACCGCGTTGGGCCATCTCCATGAGCTTGGCCTGCGCCTCTGCCTTTGCCGCAGGATCAGGCATAACCTTGTCGAGAACCTTCTCTCCGATAGATAAGATCGCTCCGAGCGGAATCATTCCTTGGCCTCCTTCATTGCGTTGATTGCAGAATAAGCTCCCTTGCGGCCCACGATCCCACCAATGGCTCCAATGCACAAAAGCATTATGTCCTTGAGGATCGCCAGAAAAGCCTCATCGATTGGCGCAATCCCGGTCATATCTTGCTCGACAAATGTTACGGCCCCAAGAATCGCCAAGACCGAAAGCGCAAGAATCCCGCAAAGAGTCAGGACAATGATCGCCCAGACTCGAACCTCAATTTCCTCAGTCGTCATTTCAACCCCTCAAATATAAAAACCCAATAAACAATAAAAATGAGGATTCCCAAGAGGACAGCAATCCCGAGGGAGATCATCACATTGTTGAAAAGCTCCTCAAGCTCCTCCTTCTTCTTGAGCTCGGCGAGTTCTTTGTCTCTTGCGGCCTGATCCCGCTTGCGCTTGGCCTGCGACTGGAATTTGAGCCAATCATCCCAGAGACCGGGACGGCCTTGGATAATCATCAGGTCTTTAAGTTCTTGCTCGCGCTTCTTGAGTTCCTCCAGCGCGAAAAATTCCTCTAGGTCTCCACGCCCATCGTGCGGAGCCTCCTCGACTTTTTTCTGAATTGCGGTTTTTGCGGTGAAGTAATCAACGACCGCTTTTCCTGCGGACATTAGCTCGCCAGAGTTTTGGACCGCCTCTTTTATGACCGCAAATGCGGCGTTGGCGGCGGCGAGTTCGACCAGCAAGGGATCACCCCTTTTGCGCGAATAAGCTCCATATCGCAAGGCCCGCAGTCCAGATCAGGGAGACCGCAATTGCGATCCCGGCCCCGATCCCTCTCCACTTGGTCAGACTGTCCTTGACTTGGTGCATTTCCTCGCGCATCGACTTGATCTCATCGCGTGTCTCGACCAAGACCCGCATCAGTTCTTGATGTTGGGCCTCCAGTCGTGCGATTCGTTCTCTTTCGTCCATGCGGGTTTTTTAGCGGATAAATGTTGAAAACAAAAGCCTTTGCGGACTGTTTATGCCCCCGAAACATCTCCGTCATTGGTTGATGATTCGGTGCCTGCGGAGCCATTCATCTGAAAAGTTGAAATGACCTCTGGCGTGTGCGTTGCCTGACAAATTGCCTGCACCCGAGCATCCTCGTTGGCATAGTCCTGACCCGGCACTACAACATGGCGGTGAAACGATGATGAGATGACCTTGCCATCCTCGACAATGCGGGTGGCGGTGCGTACTTGCACGATGCCATTCTCAACTACTTCAATCTTGTCTACGACTACTTGTTTTTCTAAAGCCATGATATTTCCTTTCGTTAAATGTCCGTCTGCATCATCCGAGGCAGATAATTACGCTGATTGATAAGTCATGTTTAAGTAAAAGTCTGTTACGCCACTGCTGGTGTCTGAAACAAGTACATATGATGCAGTAGTTCCGGTAACATTTTTAGCAATTCTTGCGTAGGTTGTGTTATCAAAAAGAGCAGGTGTAAGGTAGCCAGAAAAGGTTATATTTTGAACAATTATTGAACCTGGGATAATTACTGTCCCAGTTACCGAAGCAGCAGTAAACGGAAATCCTTGAATTGTGTAGTTGTTACCAGCTGTCATTCCGGTTGTATCCACATTGGTAAAGAAACACTGCACAGTTACCATACGACCAACCTTGGTGTAGATCGCAGATGTTGCCGCAGTTGGTGAAAGGTTACCGCCAGAGTTAGCGTCCGAAATAACAGGAGTCCAAGTCCCTTCCTCGTAGTCATCCAACGCATTTCCTGCTGCGGTGTCGCCGTTAAACTGAATACCACCAGTGCCAGAGGCCATGCGCAGATACTTGTCCTGCGTAAACCGAGCAACCTCAGCAACAGTTGCACTCCCAACTGGAGTAGTACCAAACACCAAGTCTGTCGGGTTATCACCTGCGGCGTGAGTGCCGGATGCGGCTGCTTCAATATAAGCAAGTTGTGTTGGGGTGTTGCTTGTTGTGTCGTTACCGTAAAAACCAATCTCACCCAAAATATCGGCACTAGCAATGCTTAAATCATTGCGATACAAATATACTTTTGCTGGCGTATTGGCTGGTGCCGCTGCGTTTTGAACCGTCAATCCCGCCGCACTACTAATCTCCGTAGTCCCACCCACCAGCACCTCGCCTGCGGAGGTTATACGCATACGCTCGTTGTTGTTGGTGTAAAACCACATATCATGCGTGGTGACACCAATGCGGTTATAAGCACTACTGCTGTTTGAATCTTCTAAAACAATATAAGCGTCTGCATCGCTAGACTCAAAACGAGCAACACCATCAGTAGTTCCACTATTTACTTCAAGTTTAAAAGTAATCGAACTCGTACCAATCCCCACATTCCCAGACGAATCAATCCTCATCGCCTCTGCCCCACCTTCTGCAAAGGCTATGGTGTCAGCAGCAGGGAAGAAAATGCCTGTGTTGGTGTCGCCCGCAACGCCATAAGCGACTTGCGAGGCCGAGCCACCCGCAGGACTGAAAACGAATTTGTCTCCGGTCTGGTCAATCGTCCCAATCGTGATCCATGCGTCGTTATCAGCATTCCGCATTTTCAGAATGCTCGGGTTTGCGGCGGTGTCCACCCAAAGTTGATGCGCGAACATCGTGCTTGGCTCGGTTGCCCCGGAGTTGTTCGAGACAATTGCCGCAAGTGCATTATTGAGGTCAGAGCGAAACGCAGGGAAACCCTGATTCGCGATGGTGTAGTCATGTTGGGCCATACTGTTTCACTCCTAAGTGATTAACTCGCCATATCCTCGGGCCACCCAATCAAAGGTGCGGTCAACCACCGTACCGCCCGAATTCTTAAACCGTATTGTAAAGCCGGAAGCCGACTTTAAGACTATTTCATAATAGTCGCCGGAGGTTAAATTTTGAGCGGTGATCGCTATTGCCGGGGTGACTTTGAACGCATTAGAGAAGGTTACCACATAGCCTCCTGCCGCAGTACCCGACGCAATATCGCCATTGGATAGACTGCGCTCGGGCATATCCACCGTCACCCGCAAATTCTGCACTCCGGGACTCGCGTTGGCATCGTTAGAGGTCAAAACCGCTTTAAACTCAAGACCCCACCCTTTATAGTCACCGACTACAAACTCCCGCCAATCCGTCCATGTTGGCGAGCCCGTGGGATCGTCATTCGTCCGTCGGACATAGAGAGCCACATTCACATCGCCCTGCTCGTCTGCGTCACCATCAAATAGCCCTTCGCGGTCGTCAAACAGACCTTTAGCCGAGTCAAAAGTGTCAACATAGTCGACCCGTTGCGTCTCTAATACCGCAGTAACTCGCGAGGTATAGATCGCACCCAAATTGACCGCATTGGCAAACAGATATTCGCCCTCGGTCGAAACAGTACCGCCGCCACCGTCAAAGTCACCGTCAGCGTCGTCAAACAATCCGGAAATGTCATCGAAGTCTGCCGCAGTATCCAACACCAGCAAGCCGGAGTCGTTGACGAAGCACTCGGTTTTCGCTCCCGCAAACGACGGGTCTTCGGTGATCGTCTCGACGAGATTGAGGTTCGGGATTGTGTCGATCAAAACGACCGATTGTGCGGCCACAAGCGATTGGATTCCAAGTTTGTCCACCGCCTTGATGAAATATGTCCCCGTCATTGCTGGGACGACGGTCGTGACCGCAGGCCGTGGAACCTTGGTCTCGATGTCGATAGCGTTTGCGTAAGTCGCCCCAGAGGTCAGTCTCGAATGCCGAATGCGATAGTGAGAGAGGTCCAGATCGGTGACAGGGAGCCATGAGAGGTGAGCTTGCGCGCCAACGATATTGACCGAGAATCCACTCACATTCTGCGGAGGGGCCGTCTTGCCGACGACTTGGTGATTTCCTTCGACCCATGCGGAGCGGACCCCGATTGCGTTGATAGAGCGAGCCCGCACATTGTAGGTCGCACCATCCACCGCCCCGGTGAGCTCAAAAATGTTCCCGGTGGCCTCTCCGAGGTTGATATATGTTGAGTTGGTCGAGAGCTTTGCTTGGACCTCATATAGCTCTTGGAAGGTGTTTGTGCCTGTAACAGTAACCACCAATTTGGTGACCACTTGCTCGGCATTCACGATCAGCGTGTCCGCAATCGCAAGTCCGGGAGGATTAACCACGAATGGATTGGGGAGGTTTGTATTGGGCGCAAGATCGATTCGAGTCTCAGCCAAAGACCAGTCATAAATCGTGGAGGCCGTCTCTCTGAGTTGAAGATTGACCACCGGGACCAGACCATCATCTCCCGAGCCGATGCTGAATTCCCATGTCAACACCTCGAAAACCTTGGAGCTCCAACCATAGCGGTCGAAAGTAAGCTGGACCGTATCCCCCGGAGCTAGAGCGAATGCGTTTTTAATCGAACATGAGACATTGACCGAAATCTGTTGCCGCGACTTCTCCAGATCAATTTTGGAGAGTCTCTGACAAGTTGCCGCCGAGGTTGTAAATGGAAATTGAACATCCTTCCAGATTTGCTCTCCGTCCTGCGTCTCATAGGTCGAATTGATGATCGCAGGAAATGAGAAGGGTTGATAAGACTCGGTTGGCTCCGAATAAAGCCCTTTGATCGCGTTGAAAATGTCCCTGCGAGATTGGCTCGCCTGCACCGAAATCTGCCCGATGATGTCGTTCTCATCCAGAGTCACGGTGGGAGCGTAGTATTTTGCGACCTTCAGAATCCACTTGCCACCCTGATAAGTCAGTTTCCCGCCGCAGGCCGTGAGCATTTTCCGCAGGATGTCTTGAGGTTGCTCCTCGGTCTTAAATGCTCCGTTGATCGTGTATCGCTTCTCATAGACCGTCCCGAATGAGAACGCGAGTCCGGTAAGAGTCCCCTCTGTGAGAGTCACCAGAGCTCCATCCTCGGTGAGAGATAGATCGCAAGAAAAACCAGCGCTTGTGCGTCCTACAATGCGACCCGCTTTATATAAAATTTTCGGGTTTCGGACATAGTAAGTTCCCGCAGAGATTCCAGTCGCGGTTCCGGTCAGAGTTCCGGTGACCACAATCGTCCCCTTTGATCCGGGGAATTTCGTTGCGCTCATCTGGAATCGATCATCTGAATTCACGATTGCGGACTGATAGGTGTAAGCATTGACTTCGACATCCTCGTCGCAAACATCTGCCGCGTCCTCGAATGATTGCTCATCGATCTCAGAGGTGGCCCCAGAGCTTCTCACTCCGAGACCGTATTGCGTATTGACCAAATAATCACGAATCACCAATGCCGCATTGTTTGAGAATGCCGTCGTGTCGGTGCGCGGGTCATAAAGATTTTTCCCGCTCACTTCAAAGGTCAGATTTGGGAGACCGTTGGGGAATGCGTCCGCATCATATTTGAGCTTCACATGGATGACCGCGAGCCCCTGGAATCTATAAGAGGCCGCTTCAGTCTCGGAGAGAATTGCGGGATTGACAGAGCTCTGTGAAAGCTCAAAAGTTATAAGATCAGTTTTTTCTTCATAAACGATATACCCTGCGTGACTTGAGGTATAGCTCATCGAATAGGGCTCATCGTTTACAAACATTATTTTGGGTCGGGTAGAAACACTATCGAATCCAGCGTCTCTCCCGAGACCGATACTCATATAAATCGTCTCGTTTTTCTCTCCAGCCGACTCTATAAAAAGAATTGGGCCACCGACTCGAGTCTCTCCATAAATAACCCGCATTGCCTCATTGGGGGATCGCGTCGTGATAAGTTGCCCACTGATTTGGGAGGAGAGATCATATTTGGGCGCATCTCCCGCCATCAAGCTGGAGACCGTATAAGTCGCCGCCGATAAGACCGCAGAGGTCAGCACATAGCTTCCCAATGCCGCCGCGCTTCCGACTCCAATTGCCGCGCCAAATCCGCCAAAAAGTGCAACCCCTCCGATTAAGAGACCTCCGGTCGCTCCAATGACTGCGGCCTTGAAAAGATTGCCTAAAAAACTCATTTTTTAGCCATTCATCTTCTAATTCTTCTCAGACGACCAATATCATCAGAGGTCGACGCTTTTTCAGTTGCTCGACCCCAAACAATCTGTCGATCTTGCAGGCCCGCGACCTTAGAGAGTGAGAGATCATTCGGATAAAGAGCCTTTTGCTCCTCGTCCGTGTATAGCCTGATCCTTGGACGCTCTAGGTCGATCAAAATGTTCTCAATCTGAATCTGGACGGTGGCGGTCGTTCCGTCCTCGACGAATGACATAACATCCATGCGACCCGCCCAAAGCTGATATAGATCAGTCGGTGTTCCGTTGACCAAAGCTCCAACATAAACCCGAGCGACGCGGCCCCGATAGTTTTCGGTCAGCACAAAAGAGATCACCGTGGTGTCGAGGCCAGAGAATGTCAGACTCAGCCCATTCGCAGAGAGATCGGTGTTTTCCTGCGAGTTCGAGATTGCCATGACCAATCCAGACCCCGTCCATGTCTCGCCATTGGCGCTCAGATCGCCATATCCGGTCCAGAATCTGAGAGTCTGAGAAGAAAAACCCAGCTCGACCGCGTAAAAAAGTTCGAGCTCATCTTTGCCGAATTCCGTTGCGAGAGCGGCGGGCAGGGAGCGAGACATTAGATCGCCTCCCGAGCCCCGAATGTAATCCCGTAGATTGCCGCCTCGTTTATGTCCCAATAGGGCGCAACAGTCAGTCTAAAAACGCCCTTGGGATTGCTCACCGTTATCGTCGCGTTGTTCGATGGGCTCGACCGCAGACTAGGCCAGATTGTGAGGGTCGCATTGCCAGACCCGTCCGAATTGACATCATCGAGAACCTTGTAAAGTTTCGCAGTCGCTCCCGAGCCGAGTTGAATGTAATCTCCAGCCTTGAGAATTCCGGTTTGGCCTGCGGTCCATCCATCGGTAATGAGCTCATTACCCGTCTGAGACCCGCCATTGACTACCGGAGTCCCGGTCGCCACGCCTCGGGCCGTTCCGCCATTGGGATCGCCTAGCAGGAAAGTTCCAAATGGTCCGTTGAGCTTCATTAAAAACGAAATCCAATATTCCGCATCGGCCCGCTTCATCGGAGGGAGAGTGACATCGGCCTCCCAGAATTGTCCGGGGTATTTGTAGACCTGTTGCGCCGCAGTAAAAGACGACTGAGAGATTCCGACAATGTCGTTTGCCGACAATCGCACCCGAGCGATTCCAGCCTGAGTCGGAAGGGATAGCGGATAAGAGATTGCCATTTAGGTGAATGCCTTTGCGAATGATCCGCCGCGCCGTTTCTGATCCACGACCGCGGCCTTGGTTGCCTCCATTATTTTAGGCAACATCCCGATGATTTCGGCGCGAACAGTCTGAGAAACTCCTGTCGAAATGTTGATGTTTTGCACGATGGTCGGTGCGCCGCCACCCATCTTGTCATTTGCAATTATTGAACCGCTTGCATTTGGCACAAACAATTCTGGGCCTCGCTCGCCGACTACATACGGTGATCCAGCCGAGACCGATCCGCCAATAGCCGCACCTGGGACTCTGAGGCCAGACCCGAGGTTTCCGCCTGTTGTTTGCACACCGCCACCCAATAGACCTCCAAGAGCATCCGCAAGCGGCCCTGTGATCGAGCGTTGAATCTGAATGCGGATTAAGTCTTGAATGATCGAGATTGCCATTGACCGGAATGCGTCTTTGACCGACATTGTCCCGGTCATAACCCCAAGAAGCGCATCTTCCATCCGGCGCAGTCCAGAGACCGCAACATTCTGCAAATTCCTGTTTAAGTCTTTACTTGCCTCTGAGTATTGAATAAGCCCGCCGCTTGATTCCGCAAAATTCTCTCGGAGTTTTTTCAAGACAAGCGCATATTCCTCTGTGCTGAATCGGCCCTCCTCATTGAGGACATTGACCTTTGCGAGCTCCTCCGCATACTTTTGAGCTGGGGTCTGTATATCTTGAAGATATTTTGCCGCTTGCCGACTACGCTCCTCTGCACCTTTTTGAGCGGTTGCCTGTTGCTGAAAAATCCTGTCGGTGCGGTCTGAATAATCTTTTGAGATTGCAATGAGTCGCTCGATCTCTTTTGCTTGCTCTTGCGCGGCCTTTGCGGAATCAATGAGCGTCCGCGTCATCTTCTGAGTTGCTCCGCCTACTTTAGCCGCCGCTCCTGCGGTCGCCTCCATGCGTTGAGGGAGGTCTCCAGTAAAAGCATCGAAAGTTCCAGCGATTGCCTCTCGATTTGCTCCGCGCTCAATAAACTCAAAAAACTTGTTGAATCCCTCGACCACCGGACCGAGCAAAGTCACCGCAACGGACTGGAGCTTCTTGCTCAGTTTGTCAAGGTTGTCATTAAACTCACCGGCCCTCTTGACAAAGTCATCGTCAAAAGTTGCCTGATATTGTTTGAGCGCATTCGAGCCTTGATTGAGAACCGGGATCAGATTCGTCCCAGAGCGTCCCAAAAGGTCTTGGGCGAGTTTTGTCTTAGTGGCCCCCTCTGCGGTGACTGCCATCGCGTCCACAAATTCATAAAAGAGGGAAGTCGTGTCTTTATAGGCCCCGTCTGAATCTTTCAGCGAAATGCCGAGTGTCTTAAATGCGTCGGATTGCGAGCCAATTCCCTTTTGGGCCTCCGCAAGAGACTTTTGGAATTTGACAATCGCATCGTTAAATTCTTCTGCGCTCGACCCGTTGAATTGAGCCGCATTGCCGAGGGCCGAGAGCTCCTTGACCGTAATACCAGTTTTTTCGGACAGGTCTCCGAGAGCGTCTGCGGTGTCGATCACGCTCTTTGCGAATGTTGTAATGGCGACGGTGGAGAATGCCGCCGCAAGAGGTCCAGCGATCCCTTTAAGACTTCCGGTGAGCCCGGAAATGTTGCTCTGAACCGAGCGGAAAGCCTCGCGGGTCTGGTCAATCGCGCTTATTCGGATCGTCGTGTCATTTGCCATTGTCTTTGCCCTTCACCCGAAAATAAGCCACCCATTCGTGAAACTCATCGAGAGAGATTTCCTCTATCTCCCCGATTGTCTTGCCTAGCCGATCCGCCAAGGCGATGAGGTTAAACCTCAACGAATCGGCCCTTAGTTTTTTTCGGCCTCCTCCACCGAAACGACTGAACCAAACACTTCAGCCGCAACCCTGCTCATCAAGATGATTGGCTCACGCATTAGGAAAGGTTTGTCCTCCAGCGTAAACATCCTCTCACCGTCTTTCGTTTCAGCCTTGAGAATCAAGAGGTCAACCATCGCCTCGATCCCCATGTTGGTCAGAAAATCCTTGTGTTTTTTCTGGAGCCTGTCGACATCGTAGCAAGTGAGAACCGCCGCAAAAATTTCAAGCGGTTGGCCCTCATCTCCCCATTCTGCGACAACGATTTTCTTGCGGGTCTTTTGCCGTCTAGCGGCAATCTTCTCTCCCAGACCCATAATTAAACCGTCGTCTCAGATAGCGCACCAGTTCCTTGGAAAGCGAAGCTAGCCTCGACCATTCCATCGAATGAGGCCGTGATCGATTTCTCGGTCACGATCACCGATCCGGTGTAATAGGTGTCGCCAGAGGTCGATCCCTCGGGATAAATGTTGATCGTTACGGTCGAGCCGACATCGAGGGTCAATTGACCATTGGTGTCAGTCTCGTCCCAGAAACATTCAATCGAGCCAGAGAATGTCTTGAGAGAGGCCAAATAGGTGCGACTGGAGTCACCCATTGTCGTATCTTCAAGAGTATCTGCGCTTTCCGTGATTGTGTAGGAGCGGATTTCAGCGATCGCGTTTGCGCCGCTTTTTACCGTCCCCTCTGAACCTTTGTGAGTCGCCATTTTGGAAATCCTCCTGTGGGTTGTGGCTTGCTAGATTCTAGGGTCAAACCGGGGTTTCTGCATCATTTTCGACGGTTGCATATAGGACGGTGAAAGTCATCCGCACGATTCCTGCCTGCGTCTCACCCTCTCCCACTTGCTCGATCTCCACCGAGGCGAGCTCGGTGTCCTTGGCCTTGCCGCCACGGGTGACATCCGTGACCATTGCCTCCTCGATCTCAAGACTAATCTGGTCGAGCGTGTCGTCCAGATTGGAGTTCGCCAGAGCGTAGCCCTCGACGACAACATCCAGAGTCCGCATTTTGGTCCGGGGACGGGTCATTGTGCCACTCTCGACCGTCTCGGATTGTGTATATACACAAAGGCCGGGGAGCTTCCCAGAGGCGATAGGATAAACCCGTGACCGATAGACACGGGTTGAGGTCGTGGTCAGGCCCGTGACCGTCGTGATTACATTGTCCCGAATCTGTTTGCGAACATGGGCCATTATTGTTTTTCCAAGATCAGATTGGTCATTCCGGTCCCGTCGTGCTGGACCACCTTGATTTTATAGGTCGTCCCGGAGATCAGCAGGGTGTCATCTTCGACCGCCGATGCGACATCCGCAGTCCGGGCCAAGAATCGGGGTTGTTGCATCGCAAACGGGACTCCGCCTCCAGCATCGACCTCGATAAAGTCATTGTCGAAAATGCCCGAGATTGTCGTAACAGTTGCCCCGCGAGTGAATGTGACCGAAGTCCCGAAATCGTTTGCCGACAAGAAAATCGCTCGGTCGTTTGCGCTCTCGACTGCCATTTTATGCCCTTGTGAAGATTACATCGCGGTGAATTCGCTTGGAGATTTTATAACCCAAACCCGCAAGAAAATCGACTGTTTCCGAGTCCTCGACCCCATATCGCTTGCCCAATCCCTTGAGCTCAAGACAGATCACCGGACTGCATCGGTCAATCGTGTCCTCGGCCCCAAGCATCGCGAAATGCTCGAAACCTTCGATGTCGAGCTGGATGAGGTCAACATCGTCGTATTCAAACGAATCGATGGGCATGATCTGGAAATCATTGCCATCTTTGATTTGGTGCGCCCCGATATTGTCGGGGTCAATATGATCCATCGCGCCCGTGTCGAAACAGTCTCCGAGGCCGCCTCTTGTCCGCAGGATGTTTATGACGCCTGCAGTGTTTTGGATGAGAGCCGCATAATTGTCCACATCTGGCTCGAAGGTATGCACCGCGCGAAACTTCTCGGAAAGGGCCTTGGGCCATATCCCGACATTCCCACCCGCTTGGACCACCCTGCGGTAATCCTTGCAGAGGGGAAGAATCTCGGCGAGATCATTGACCTCCCGCAGGATGATGTCGAGAGCGACCTGATCTTTAGCGGGAACCCACCAACCGCGCCTCTGGATAAGGGATGCGAGACTGCTCCCAAGGTCTTGGTTTTCCATGAAATATGACCACCTTTCCGTCTGCGTTGCGAGCGAGAACATCGGCCTTGAAACTGACAATATCGTCCGTGAAATCTTGAAAATATGTTGCGGTGACTGTTTGCTCTAGGTATTGCTGGTCGCCATGCGGAAGATCAAAGACAGGATGCGCCGCATACTTCTCATAGAGCCAAGTCATATCTTGCGACCAATACATAATCGAGCTCTGCATTGCCTTTGGATTGGCCTTGCCCCGGTAGACATCCCGCAAAATCACAAAGTTCTCATCCGCAATCTTGTCGAGGAAACTAATTGGGCCTTGAATGACCGTGTCGAGGTCCATGTATAAGATCGGAGGTTTTAGCCTAAAGATCTCCATTTTGGACCACCACCCAGGCCATTTGTGGACCATTGGGACATAGTCGGAATTGACCACCTGATCCGACACGCAAACAAATGGAAGTTCTAACCGCCTCTCGACCATCCATTTCAGAGCGGAAACATGGGAGGGGGTGTAGTCACCCCCGCCCCGCAAGACGCAAGCTACTCGGAGTCCTTGCGTTTCCAAGTGCGTTTTGTGAGCTTGGGTTGCTCGGAGGTCTCGACCTCGACCACGCGATTCACAATCGTGGCCACCTCGCCAGAGTAAGCCTTGGCCTTGCCGCGACCGATGAGCCACGCCGCGTCCGCGTCCTTGACCTCGATGACATCGCCGCAATCCCGATGATGTCCGTCCCAATGCACGGGGCTAATAATTTCGACCTGTTGCTTCATTGATGCACCTCCTTTAATCGTCCAGAGACAAAGTATATTCTCTCAGGGTTTTGCAAACCATTGAGAAATTCTTTCCATCGGTTTAAATCGTCTCGGGCCGAGCGATGTTTCGACTCGAAAGGCCAAGATTGCGGACCCTGCCACCAATACTCCCGGCCCCCATAATCCTGATATTGGTCCATCCCGCAGACATAAATAGTATCGAACCCCATCTGGTCAGCGCACCAGACCGCCATCGCCCCGGAGAAGCCTATCGGTGGGCATTCCCCGGCGTGGATAAAGTCGGACCTAGATTTCCAATGATTGAGGGTCGTGAGCTTCTTGATGTCTCCATATCCCTCGACGAAATCGAACATATGCCGATCTAAAAAGGCCACATAGTCGAGCGGGAGGATAAGTGAGTGCTGATTGACTCCGATCAGGACATCCACTTGCGGGATTGCCCGAAGATCAGAGGGGAGAGAGACTCCGCCGCCCAAGACCGCGCAAGTCTGCCCTTTGTGAAAATCCCTGTATTGCCTGATTGATTCCATAAAAAAAAGGGAGGACCGAAGCCCTCCCTCTCTCTCAAGACTAGACCATCAGGTCGTGGTCACATCTTTGATTGCCGCGAAGCTCTCGGCGTGGCGGACCTTAACATCGACCTCTTGGAAAGCGGCGATGCGGATCGTGCCTGCGCTCGAACCCGTATAAGGATCGACCAGCACATCGGGCGAGTTCCACATACCGATCATCAGGTCGGAGAAGTTTCCGAAGATCACGGCGGAACAGACACCGGAGCTCGTTCCCTTGGTCAGATCGCTCGGGACCAGAGTCGTGGAGGCCACATTGTAGCCAAGCAGGACATTGGTGTCGTTGAGGATGAAGTTGCCCTCAACACCCGAAGTCTGACGGGGACGGTTACGCATAGCGGCGACCACTTTGGGGTTGGTCAGGAATGCGAGGTTGCCCATGAGTGCGTTGTCGATTGCGACTTCACGCTCAAGGTTGACCAGCGAGGCGAAAGTGATCGCGCCACCGTTGGTTCCGATAGCAACCGAGCCGATTCCGTTGGTTCCGAGGATACCGGTGGGCTCATTTGCACCGCCGCCCTCGATAGCCACCTCGTCGATCTTGCGAGCGAACGATTGGAGGATGTCCTCACGAATGATCTGCTCGACCGAAGGATCGGACTGGATCGCCAATTTGCGGGAAATGTCGGTAAACGAAGCCAGAGTCTTGGGAGACATAGTCACTTGCGTGAATGTCTGGGCCGACTCGGAGGGAGCGGAGTTCTCACCCACGAAAGCCACGGTCGATCCGGTTCCCATCTTGGGGATCGCAACATCACCTTTGAGGCCAGTCATCATCCGGGCTCCGAGGTTGCCAATCACTAGATTGGCGCGGAGGCGGTCGATAAACTCGCCAGCCATGTAGTCCTCGGCGATGATGTTCGAGCCGTTGGCGGGAGAAGTCGTGAGAATGTCGCGCTTGGCGAATACGCTCATGGGGACAAAGAAACCGCGAGCGGCCTTGCCCGTATTGCGAGCGATTTCCTCAGAAACCTCAGCCTCGAAACCAGTCACGCGACCATGCTTTGCCATCGAGTCGATAGCGCGCAGGAGCGAATAACGCTTCTGCTCGGTCTTGGTCATCTCAACATCGGGAGCGTGGAGGGGTTTGTCGAGGTTGCGCTCCAAGAGGAAACCTTGGAATTCACCGTAGGACATACCGCGCTCGATAGCTTGGGCCACCAGATTGCTCTTGTTGTGGCGAGCGGCGAGCTCGGAGATTTGCTTCAATTCAGCGTTGCGCTTTGCAACGGCGGCCTCTGCGGTGACCGCGCCCGTGTTTTCTTGAGACATTTTCGTTTCCTTTTCAGAAATGGTTTGGATAAAAACGGGTTGCGAAATCTCCGCCGACCGACCCACGCCGACCGACGGGTCTGCGGGAATAGATACGACTGAAACTTCTAGGGGTTGCCACGAAGTCGCCCGATATATTTTGCCCTCGGATTCCCTCGCGACCTTTTTGACATAGTAGCCAATACTCACATTTCCGCGAATACCGTCTGCGATGTCATCATAAACCTCGGAAGCCCGCGCACCTTTTCCAAAGCGCACCGTGGCCCGTAACTTACGGGCAGACTCATCGAGGGTTACTGATTCGACGACCCCAATCTGTTGGGTCGGGTCATGGTCTAGCAGGAGCGGAGCCCTGCCAGAGTTCAAAAAGCTGAGATCAATGCTGGAGGCCGAGTGGTCGAGAACCTCCATGCCACCCATACGCTCAACGGGAAGCTCGCTCGAAATCGCCATCCGCACCCTGCGGTCATCCTCGATCACGGGCTCCATGTTGTCTGCCCGCAACACTAAGGGCTCACCCTTGCGGTCGCCATAAGAAGCCTCTACCAATTCCTCGACCAGCTCCTCGGTTATTTCCTCGACCTCGGACTCGGGCATTTCGGCCTTGGCGAATTCGACGACGAAACTGTTTTCAGTTTCAGTCACCGCCACAATATGTCTTTGCTCTTGATCCATACGCTCCTCGCTTGCTGGCTCAAATATTAAAGCCGAAAAGTTATGTTCGTCTAGCCATTGGCGGGCCTCATCCGCAGAATATCGCGCCGCATCAAACCGAATCGCTTGAATTTCCGATTCTCCGCCCTTGATGCCATAAATAAAGTCGATTCCGGGGCCTCCAGCGTCAGCCTGCCGAGCGAATGAATCATATTGGTCCGGGTCGGTCAGACGGGCCGCGTGTTCATTCGGATACGGTCTGGCCTCCATTTGGCGGAGGTCGTTGATCTTGGTCAGAGTCGAGAATTTATGGGCCACCAGAGTATCGGTCGCGCTCCATCCGTCCTCGCCCTCACGATATAACCGAATCAAGGCCGCAGGATCATCCGGTGAGCCTGTAATCTCGAAACTGGACTCCGGGACATTTATCGTGCCATCGCGCTCGATTCGCTCGACGCGGCCCCGAGCCCTCCCGCCGGGATTGTCCCAAGAGACAAAGTCGCCGACCGATAGTGCGTCCGGTGCGGCCCGATCCTGATTGTCAATCGTGTCCATTCTGCTTACCCTCTCATTTGCCCAAGACTCTCCGGGATCACCACCCCATAAAGCCCAAGCGATGCGGCCTGCGCTCGGATAACCTTGCTCTCCGGGCCTAAATCCCTCGGCCTCTTTATCTACTGAATGACGCGAAAAAAAACTCGCCATGCGTCGGACGGTATCCAAGCTGAGTTCGCGACGGTTTGCAAGGTCTCTGGCTCTAGCAACGCCAATCTCCGTTCCACCTCGTCCAAATTCAGCTCTCCAGTCGAGACCGCGTTGAGCCTCCTCTGCCATCGCCTCCGTCGGTCGCGTGTCGATTTCAACACCTTTATATTCCGCCATTTATGCCGCCAATAACCAAATGATTTCGTCGTCCGTCGGGTTGATAATACCCTCGGCCTTCAATCCTTGAATATCTGTTTGTGCTTTAAGAGTAACCACCGAAGCCATACCCGAGACAGTCGCCGAAGCCGAGACGGGCGCAACGGAGGATTGCCCGGAAAGTCCAGCGATTTGCGCTTGGCCTCCAACAGAGATTTGGACTGGTCTCGGATTAAATTCCAAAAACTTAGCATTTGTCTTGCGTCCCTTCCGTGTAGATTCTGCGCTCGCGGTTACATTTGCAAGGATCGAGCTCGCAGAGACTCCCGTGACCGATGCGATTGCGCTTCCCTCGCCGATTGCGATTGCCGATCCGATTGAGCTCTGGGCCTCTTGGCCCGTGACAATTGCGGTTCCGGTTCCGACCGCAGTCACATTCCCAATCGAGGTTTGCGCTTCTTGACCTGTTATCGTCTCAGTCGGGGATTGAATTCCAGCCGCAGAGACCGAGCCAATTGCCGAGGTGGAGCTTTGCCCCGTGACCGTCGCGGTCGCGTTGACGACTCCGCCATCATCGAATAGCCCGGAAGCATCATCGAATAGGCCGAAACCGTCGTCGAAATTTATCATGCGAGTCGGATCAGACTGCTCGCTCCAGCACCGGGAAAATCAACAGTAAAAGTCCCGTTTACCGACGAAACATTCTGACCAAAGTCAAATACCGCCACGGCCTTATTGCTCTTGCTGGAGTTGTAGATCAAACACCCGCGAGCGGTAATCGTGGAATCCGCCCATGCTGGATCGGAGAATGTCAGATAAGCGGTGGACCCAGACAGGCCAGAGGAGTAACCTGAGAGAGTGACCCCTCCTGCCGTGTACCCCGTCCCCTCGACTTCTCCAGAGGTGGAATAGGCCGTGGTCGACGCGCTTAGATTTGAATTGGAATTGAAAAGAGCAATTTTGTAGGTATCCGTTGAGGCGTGGACCCCCTCAAGAATCTCTTGTTTGTAGGAATTGCAGAGTGCGCTTGTGATTGCCATTATTCCTCCACGGCCCCGGTGACGACACCTTTAGCGTCCCGCACCAGTTTGATTTTCTTTGCTTCCTTTTTGACCTCAGTCTCGACCTTGAGATTCATCTCCATCGGGGCTGATTTGACCTCGAAAGTCCCGTTCAAGACCGGATGAATGTTGATCGTCTGCGACCGCTCTTGCTCTGGAGCGGCCTCGGGCTCCGCGCTTCCCGTGATCGTCGGCGGGGCTTGCATCTTTTGACCGAATGGCTCGAAGGCCATCTGGACTCCGTATTGCTCCGCAAGTTGCTTCTCAAGCGCAATCTGCTCGAAGGTCTCCTCGACATCTCGCCCATATACATTCGCAATGTCTTGCATCGAAAGAATGCCGTTTTGCAGGCCGATCACATTCGCTTGAATCTCTCTCTGCGGATCGACCCAAGCGAAACCGCGAGCTCGGAATTGTGCGTTATCTGCGAATTTCCCGTATTTGGTAATCGGGAGCGGGAATCGATTTGCGGTCATTGCCTGCAACATCCAGCGACGGAAAACGGGCTCGACGAAATGCTGGATCAGGATGTTTTGAAGCATCTTGTAAAAGTCACGGTCCGCAAGCTCCCCGGCCCGAATGCTCGAATATGAGACCGCAGTCAGATCATTTGCGAGCGCATAGTAAGAGACCCCGAGGCCAGAGGCGATGCCCCTGAGAATCGCCTTTTCAAACTCGCCGAATGCCGTCGAAGGATGGTTGGGGTCGAATGCCTTGAAGTCCACGCCTGCGGGAAGCTGATGGAATGTTCCGGGCTCCGCATTCATAATCGGGACGAATTGCTCCTCGGTGTCATCTGGGACAAAACCATCGCCCTGCGGGGAAGTGAAAAAGCCCATCTTGCTTGCGCCCGTCCGAGCGGCGACCAGTTCGGCCTCACGATAACCGTGGAGCATCTTAAGAGACTCAATCGCGCAAGACATCCACGGGACTCCGCGAGTCTGTTGGGCGCGGTCGGGAAGATATATGTGGAGAATCTTCTCAGCCGCAACCCGCTCATGGAATCGAGTCAGGCCGCGAGAGTATTCGAGGTCGCCCGGATGTTCGGTGAGCATATAGTAGGCCAGAGGACGACGATATTCGTTAAGCTCCACGCCCATGCGGACCCGTTTGCCGTCCTTGAGAATCTCGTTTTTTTCCTCGTCGAGCTGGTCTGGCTCGATGAATTCAATTGCGAATTTGTCCTCGTTGTCATAGTTGACCAGACGGACAATCACCTCGCCATCGCGGGCCAGAGATTCGATGAATAGTCTCTGAGCATCCACAAAATTCATCTTGCCATCGACGGTGCAATTTCCGAGTTTGCACCAGCGAGCCCAAGCGTTTTCGACGATAGTGTTTCCGACTTTGTCGAATGTCCCGTCCTCGTTCTTGGCCTTAACTTGCAGAGTCACGCCCTTCTCGCCGACCACATTGGTCTTTAGAAGGTTGAGATACCGTCGCGCATACTCGTTATTCCGAGACAGATCACGCGCTCGATTCCGCAAAACCTTGAGCGCGTATCGAATCTCGGAGTCTGGTGAGCGGGTGGAGGTCAGGAAATCAGCGAACAGTCGGTTATTCTGCGCCCCCTGATACATCCGCACCGCCCGTTTGGGTTGTTTGCGCTTTAAAAAATCCAGAAGTTTCATAGGAATCGCACCTTAATCGTGGCTCCGGTCGGTTGTTTCTTGCTGATCCGTTGCGCGACCACTTCTTTGTTGTATTCCTCTTGATAGTAGTCCCGCGCCTTGATGAGCTCATCGAATGAGAGCTTGGTCAGACTGCGACCAGCGATTGAGTAATTGGCGACATCTGCATCGGCCTTGCCCTCCAACAGACTCTTGATCTTTGCCAACATAATCTCGGCATGGGTCCGAGGGTCTGAACCGTTGACATCAAGGTCTGGGATCGCCGTGAAAAAACCTCGATCAATAACAATTCGATTCGAGTCGGAGAGCCGCACCGCCTCCAGTTGCCAATGATAGAAACCCGGGACAAAGTTTGTAGAGGTTGCGGAGCTTACTGTAAAAAGATAGTCCGAGCCATAAGCGGTCCCCGCAAGCTGAATCTCTGTGTTGCCGCCCGCAGTAATCCGAGCGACATAGGTCATTGTGTAAGCGGTATTCGGGTAATCTGAGCCGAGATCGGTCCTCCGCCATTGGATGAAATCACCGACGACAACGGTCTCGGGCTCTACGGTCGGGGATTGTGCGGGATCAAATAAATTTGCCATGCGCTCCTCGCATTTGTTTGCCCGATTCTACCGCCAAGACTGCACAAAACCACCAGTTTGCCGAGAATTTCTTTTCGGTTGGGCAGACTGTTTCGGTTCGGGCGGGTTTTCGTGCCGCATAAATTCCCGATCCGCCATCGAGTTAATGTTTAAGTTGAGGATTGAAAAAGCCGCCATAGAATAGACACGGACATCGAGAGCTTCATTTCGAGGGCGAACCTTTACCCATTCGCGCCGTGCGAAGCCTTTGTGGTATCTGGTGACTAACTTCTCTGCGGTCAATTGTCTGAAGTATTCGTCCGACCGCGAGTGCGGAAAGTGCATATACCCCGGCCCCGGTTCCGTGATCCGCATCCAAGAAAAGAGAACATCCTTGGCGGTATCAACGCCAATCGGAAACAGTTTGATCTTTCCGATGTTATTGCGGGACGGTTTGCCGACTAGCGGTTTGCCCTCGCCTCCCACGCCCTTGATCGCAAAAATGCGATGACCTTCTCGGGGTCGAACATAGTTGTAGACCGAATTTGTATGATGCCCGCCAGAGTCCACGCAAGCGGCCCGTACCGTGAGAATCTTCCCATCTTCCCTCTCGAATTGTTGCTTCAAGACTGAGTCTAAATCCTGCCAGACCGCAGGACTCGACGGATCGCCATAGAGCGTCCGATAGTCCAGAGACCAAGACTCTTGATCCCTGCCCCATCCGACAATCTCCACCTCCAAGCGGTCATCTTGGCAGTCCACCCCTGCGGTCAATAACAGAATCCCTTGATCGAGAGTCGGGCCAAACTCCTCCCGACGCTCCGCAATCTGATAGTCGTCCACCGACTCGCCCTGCTCCTCCCAGACTTCTCCGAGGTAGGTATTGACCCAGACCCGCAGGGTGGCGGGTTGCTTCTTGGCCTCCAGAAACTCCCGCACCGCCGCATCGAGCGGAGTCCACGGGGAATATAGGCCAGAGAGGTGGAATCCAGCCACGCGCTTAAACTCTGCGGTCGCCTTCCACCGACCATGCCTGATCGCCCGGACCCGCTCCGCATCCGTCCAGAGAGCCCCGCAATCCTCGCAGGCGTATTGGGCGGTCTCCGGTTTGTCTTGCTCCCATTGGACGCTCGACCACTTGAGGGACTGCTCATGCTTGCAATGCGGGCATGGGACGAAATAAAGCCGCTTGTCAGACTCCTCGAATGCGGCCTCAATCCGCGAGTTGCCCTTATTGGTCGGGGTCGAAAACAGTCCGATCCGCCGATTCCAGAATGTCGAGGCCCTCTTGCGGGCCAGAGAGACAGGATCACCCTCTGATCCAGCGGACACGGGATAGCGGTCCACCTCATCGCAGAGGACGATCCGCACCGGACGGGAGGCGAGCGAGCTCGGGGAGTTTGCACCGCAAGCGGTTATGTGACCACCGGGGAAGATTTTGTGGAGGGTCGTATTGCCAGAGTCGCGGGCGCGAGGGTCCGAGACCAATCCAGCGAGAGCAGGAGTGTCGCGGAGCATCGGGGCCAACCGATCCTTGGACCAAGTCTGGGCCATGTCGAGCGTCGGCTGGACGACCAGCATCGGGCTCGGGTCTTGCGATACATGGTAAGCCACGCAATTGTTAAGAATCTCGGTCTTGCCGACTTGAGCGGAAGTCATCACCACCACCATATCGACCGACGGATCTGCGAATGCGTCCATAATCCCGCGCTGATACTCAGCCCGAGAAGTGAGCCATTGCCCCGGTTCCGCGCTTGCCTCTGGAGAGAGCCGACGGAAATGATCGGCCCAATCCGAGATTAGGAGGTCAGGCGGAGGCCGTAGGACCGCCAGCGAGCTCTGGATCACCGGGACCAGACTCGGATGAGCGGATAGGGTTTTTAACTTGGACATTGACCGATGCTAATTCTGAAAGGGCCTCATTGACTGCGGTTTTTAATAGGGATTTGACCTCGACCAGAGACTCAGCCGCAAAGACCTCGGGAGCGGCCTTGGTCGGAATGCTCAACATCTTTGCGCGACAGTTAGCCATTACATCCACCCACGCGGCCTCTACATCTTCTGCAGGGATTAGTTTGCCCTCCGCTTGGGCCTGCTCCATTTCCAACAGATCAGCGCGAACCTTTACCAATCGAGTGCGGTGGGCAGAGTAATCGTCGCCGTGGACATCTCCCTTGACTGCCCGATCCCGCAAATAGCGGATATAAGACTGGACCACGGGGACCAGCTCATACCGTCCACGCTCGGCCCTTGGGACAACCCCCTCCCGCACCAGTTGGTTGACCCTTTGCGGGGTCAGGTCCAACAGTTTGCAGATGGTATCAAGCGGAAATGTCTGCGCCGCCATTTAACAATTTGGCCTTTTGGCCTGTGAAGTCCTCCCACCGCTTGACGATGACATCGCAATACTTGGGATCAAATTCCATTAGCCGCGCCTTTCGCCCGATTTTGTGGCAGGCAATTAGCGTAGACCCAGAACCACCAAACAGGTCCAAAACAAAATCACCTCGGCGGGATGAGTTCTTGAGCATTCCGAGGATAAGTTCTACAGGTTTCATCGTTGGATGCTCGGCGTTTCTTTTAGGCTTTTCGGCCCGAATAGTTGAGCCAATAACCTCCTCGGCCTGTAAATTTTGACCAGAGATTCGCAGAATACTGTTTGCGAGTTCGACGGTAATTGAGCCATCTGGCTGAACGGTAAACGGAAGTTCTTTTGCATCGATGACTGTGGTTTTTGCTCGACCACCGTACCACTTATGTGCCGCACCCTCTTTCCAGCCATAGAGGATTGGTTCATGCCGCCATTGATAGTCGGAGCGACCTAACACCAGACTGTTTTTGACCCAGATAAGACATCCCGATAATTTGAATCCAGCCTCAAGCATTGCACCTCGAAAGTTGTAGCCTTCAGTATCCGCATGGGCTATATAAATTGGAGCCCCTTCTCGCATTACTGAGTAACCACTAACAAACGCATCTTGTAGAAACTGTCTGAAGGCCGAGTCCTCGAGGTTGTCGTTTTTAATCTTCCCGGCAGTTCCCTCATAGTTCACATTGTATGGAGGGTCCGTCCAACAACAGTCGATCAGAGAATCACAAAGCGATTCAACATGGTCAATGCGGGTCGAGTCACCGCACATAACCCGATGGTCTCCAAGAACCCAAATGTCGCCAAGTTTTGATTTGGGCTCCTCCGGTATTTCTGGGGCCGCATCATCATCGGTCAACCCCTGCTCCTCAATGTCATCCCCAATTAAAAACAATTCGTCAATCTCTTCTTTAGAGAAACCAGTCAGCGACAGATCGAAATCCTCCTCCCGCAATTCCCCGAGCTCCACCTTCAGCATCTCATCATCCCAGCCGGCATTGAGGGCGAGCTTATTGTCGGCAATGACATACGCCCGCTTCTGCGCCGGGGTCAGGTACGTGAGTCGAATCGCCGGGACTGTTTTCATTTGGAGCCTCTGCGCCGCAACAGTCCGACCGTGGCCCGCAATGATCTGCCCGTCCTCATCGACCAGCACCGGGTTGGTAAAACCAAACTCCTTGATGGAAGCCATGATCTGAGCGATTTGCTCGTCCGAATGCGTCCGCGAATTCCTCGCATACGGAATCAATTTTTCTGTTTCTATTTGCTCGATCTTCATTCTCTCCCTCGAAATGAAAATACTGTTTTGTGAGTTGTCGCTAACTTTTTATCGCGGTCGCGAATTACC